GCTCATTATGGGGGTTTATACCAGACCGACGTCATTTCGTCGTGTGGTTCTAACCTAGCGTTACAGTGTGGATGGTCTGTAAACCATGTAGGGGGTACAGTTAAGCACACGTGATGTGCACATAAGCCATTCCGGCATTAGATTTGCATGTGCCGGCGGCTCCTGTGAAGGTCAAGGTTGGCTCCAATGTTCCACCCCCTGGTGGAAACTCTACGAAGTAGTTCAGCTCAATGGACTTCTGTTCACTTGCGGCCACGGGTGTATACGCCTGTGTGCACGTGGGTATTTGCACAACGCCATTTTTCAACCAACCGAGAGACATGGTAGTTGCTTCAATGGTATCGCTATAGTACACAAGGGAGCAGTGAACGTGGAAGATTCCACAAGGCATCACGAGGACACCTGTCGCTGGGAACCCAATTGACATCGTGTTCCAGGCTGTTATCCAAGTCTTCCCAGCAGCTGTGGCCAACATGGAATAGATTGTTCCATTTGTGTAGGCGCCACTGAGTGATTGTTGGATGGCAGAAAACGTGTTGCGTGGGGCTGGCACGATACCAACGTCACTCTTCGTTCCTTTGAACAAGGCAGTATACTCACACCAGATTTCTCCGACGTTGCTTGTACTGTCCTGGCCATCAGTGGCAACTACGAACGATCCAGGATCGAACGTCAGTGCGGCTCCAGCCATGGGGCCACATCTTACGCGTTTCCACTTGATGCCATCAAAGGCAAGCTTTACATCTGCGGTGAGCTCTCCACAGTCCCATGTTGAGGAACTTGAATGCGTCTCGGCGTCAAGCATGGCCAACTTAGTCAGACCATCGCCATCAGGACCTCCTCCGGTGTCCCCATCATAATCAAATGCGAGGTACACCCTTCCAGGAGTGTCAGTGTTGGTTTTGATCGGAACATAGTAGAACCGCAGCTTTTCAAACTTGTACTTGGTGTAGTTGTTGGCAATTTTGCTCAGCCATGGAAACGTGTCGAGTCCTGGGTTTATGTCGAACCCACTAGACTCAAAAGCGCCGCTTCCTGCAATGGCTTCCACGAGGAGCTCTGAGTGCTCAACGTGGGCTGTCTTGTGATCCTGGCGAAGTCTGGGAGCGCGAACTGTCACTGAGACATTCTTCGCAGCTGGAACTCCAGATTTCTTCAACCGGAGCGACCCGGAGGTCTTGCTCTTGTCCTGTTTCTTCTTCTTCTGACTTGGCCAGCCCTTCATGATAGATTAATATCGACTTGTCTTGTTTTTGGCCCACGGGACCCAGTGGTGATTCTACACTGGACAAGAGACCGCACCTGTACGTGCGGCCCCGTGGGCCATCTGTGACTCATTAAGTCTTCTCGCCATTCTTCACCCGTTTGTGTCCGGTGGCAGGATCCCACAACTTTGTGCGGCTTCTGCCCCGACGGGTTTTTGAGGTTCGTGCGCCTGGAGATTCTGATCTGACACGATCTCCTGCGCCCTTTCCACCATGAATGCCAACAGGGCCTCGGTCGGGGCCGACATCAGTCTTGAGTTGGTCCTTTCCAGGCAAGAGGGTTGGAGGTCTAGGTGGCTTTCCAGCTCCCTTTCCGCCTTTTCCTCCCTTGCCCTTGGCTGTGGGTTCTCTGTTGGTTGGTGGTTTTGGCTTGTCACATTTGTCTTTTGCGTCTCTTGGTTTTGTTGCCACTCCTGCACTCTCTCCTCCAGCTCCGTCCTCAACTGGGGTTCGTTTAGGCATTTCCTTTCTGATAGATTTGCCCAAGTCGGATTCTGGAGCTGTATGCGCAAGCTTGACCCTTTCAGATGCCAAGTTGCGATAATGTCGCTTGAGAGATGGTCCTTGTGTAGTCCACTCGAGTGAAGGAGCTGACAATGAATCATTGCCGATCGGATAGCCATCCAGATGGATAGGCGCTCCGCTCCACACGGTATTTGGGTGAAAACACACGGGAACTGTTGCAAGAAGTTCTGGTATTCCTTGAACGCTGTCGAGCCAGGTCCTAAAAAGATCTGTATCGAAAGACTCGAGATCTCCCCCAACTCCAAAGTGGTGGAAATACTCATCCGAAGCGGCGTTAGGATACTGCCGTTCAGGATCAATTGTGACAACGATTTTGCCATCGATGTCCTCGTCGATTGCTGCATGGAGAGAATAACTGACATTCGCCTGCACCGCTGCTTTTGGCAACGTTAGGCTGATTGTGTACTGTGTTGAATCAAATTGGCCCCCGGCGAGGTCCAAAATCTTTTTGCTCAACTCACCGAGCACTGGGGTGTTGCCATCTGTGATATAGTATGACAAGGCCTTCAGTACGGCCATCTGGCTTGGGTCAATATTTCTCCCTGTGCAGCAGAAGAATTTCGGTAGCTGCCGTGAAAGTGAGGCACATGAGTCGGGGCATCCAGAGAACACTTCCGCTGTGTAGTCTCTGGCCAGGAACTGATATCCTGTATCTCCCCTTCTCACCATCTTCCCTTTGACAATAAACCCTAAGCATGCTGCTGCTAGTTGCAGTTGCTTCAGGTCGAGGTCTGCTGCTCCGGAGTCGTCTCCGGACCATACCGTCTGATTGTCAAGTCTGTCCATGGCCGCCTCTGGCGCCATGAAAACTCCCTCTTTCTTCCAAGTCCTGTATGCTATGTAATACATCAGGCCAGTTGAGATGTTGTTGCGCGGGGTGGTCTCACCAGATCCACTACCCAGCGCAAATTCAGTCTCGTAGAACAAGTTGAAAAGAGTGCGAATCAGCAAGTTATACTGCTCGTGCTCCATCTCAGCCAGCTCAACATGGTACTTTTGGTCGAACCACCGCAGTGTACATGCTTCAGTGGCTTCCCTTGGTACTTGGGTATATGTGCCATCCATACGCTCTAAATCTGCTTCAAGCGCGCCAATCAAGGCTCGGATACACATTCCGACGACTTTTTCAGATACGTCGGCGCTCGACCTTCCACTGCACATTCCGGGGAACGCAGCTTTCAGGAGCGACATGAGGGGGTAGGCGAAGCTCAAACAAACGAACTTCACCCGATGGGATAGCATGGTAATACATCTCGGATCTGTGACCTTGCCATAGGTCTCACGTTTCAACATCATTTCGCCGACTGACTCTTGGAATTCACGCTCATCTGACCACGTGTCACCCATACCAAGCAGCTCAGCGAACTGGGCTTTCTGGTTGGATTTTGTGATCACGTCACACATTTCCTCAACGGTTAGTGGTACGAGCTTGGTGTTCCCCAGGGCAGTCCAACGGTGCAATGCTTGGCTGGCGAATTCGTCAACTAGCTGCAACTTGAAGTTGGTCAGAGGTTTGGGCGGGTCACGCATTCGGTATTTCAACAAACGGCCATGTATAGCTTGCGCAACATTGCCCTTGGACTCGTCGAATGCGTAGGCACCATCGATCAGACAGCCGCCGAATGCGTTCATGTTGCATTCAGCTTCACTGTCATAGTCGTGGTATTGGATCCTCCGGATAGAATCTCCGGGTGCGTACACAATGGGTGGAAGGACCTTGTCAGTGTGTGCGCGGATGTAATGTGCGAGCACGGCACACTCCCCCTTAGGGTAGTCTGCCAAACTCTTCACGGTGCTTGCGCTGGTTTTCGGAATCAAAGCGTCAATACTCACCAGAGCGTCATCTAGAGTTTTTGGGAGTGTAATTGAGCAGTGAGACCCAACGCGTGAGGTGGATACCATGATTCCATCAGGTTTCATGATTTCCAACCGCAAGAAGTCGCCCTGCACCGGGTTGAGGTGCTGGATTCGCTGGCCTTGAATTGCTTCGGCTTGACGTGTCCACGGCCAAGTGTAAGATGCTTGTGGTACGAGGACTACGAGGCAGCGGGATGCTGCCCCGGTGACGTCAATTTTCTTCTTAATCACTGAGTACACAGTCAGCTTCGGATAACAAGGCATAGTTCCATCGGGGAACCAGCCAGAAGCAGCAATGATAGTGTCGGAGTTGAAGTTATGCAATTTGTGTTTGTAGGTCGCTCTGGGTCCTTCTCCTCCTCCCCCTCCAGCGGTCATGCATAGAAGGTCACCTTGAGCGTCAAAGGTCCAAACGAGGTCGCCCTCGCTCGAACTAACTTGTTCAAGCTCGAAAGTGTAGAAGCAGTAGACAGCAGGGAAGCGTGCCAACTTTGGTTCAAGGTCTAAGTAGTAGTCCACATCAACGACGCTTATGATTACGTCTGTTGGAAGAACTCGGCTCGGGGTGTAGATCCAATGGTACCAAGGGTTGTCTTGCCGGTATTCAGCTGACAAATCCTTGGCCCAATAATAGTCTCTGCATCCAGTCATTCCTCGGCGTTGTTCAGATGCGGACATCTGATAGCAGTGGATTGGGAGCCCTGTTTGACGTGAGATATTGTCAACCAGTCTACTCGCAGTTTTCCGAGCCGCTGCAGAAAGAGCATGGGGATTTCCTTCTGAGGGTTTTTCGGGCTGTGCGGATGAGTCACGCACCTTGCCTCTATACAACTCAGCGGAGCCGAAGCGTCCGTCTTGGAGTATACACTGGACTCGTGAGTCCGATGGGCAGAGATAGTAGCGGGCTACTGCCACGCCACCAGGTGCGACCGTTGCAAGGAGTTTTGCAACGGGAATGAGAAACAACACCATTCGCAAGGTGTATCGTTCTGCCGGGAGGATAAGTCCGGGGCTTTAGTTTTCTCGGTTTATTTATGGG